CGCGGATGCCGCATCGTCCTCCGCAATGTTGGCAATCGGGTCGATGATATCCGCGATGACGTCAAAGACGCGCTCGCCCTGAATGTCGGAAAGTCTCATTTACGCCTCCGCCGTACCGGCCTTGATGTAAATTTCAAACGGCACCTTGTCCTGCGCGCTCATGGAATAGTGCGCCGTATACTCAAAGGCAAACTGGCCTTTGCCTTTGTCCGCCGTTTGAAGCTGGAACCCGCCGGTGGACAGTGCATTCATCAGGTGGATTGCGATAAAGCCGCCATTCGCGTCTCCGTTCTTGTCGGAGTAGTCACCAACCAGCCAGATATCCGAAAAGTCCTTTTCAAGCACGTCATTTCTCGGTGTCACTTTCGTGGTGTCACTGCTGTCAATGTCCGCAGCGCCGCACAGGCTTTTTGCAATGGCGGTATCGGCACTGACAAACGTACCACTTGCCTTTGCTTCCCACGAATCGAGCTTTTTCAGTTCCTTCGTGTTTTTGGGGCAGTTGTCAATATCTTCGCCGTAGTCCGAGTATTCCGGAGTCGCCGAGAAGTTGACGCCGCCGGTCGTCGCGCCGATCTGCCCTGCCTCACCAATGGTGCCTGTTGCAGGCGTAAAGTCAGTCGTTAAAATACCGGCGTTGATCTGTAATTTCTGAAATGTATCAACAGGAATTTGGGTAAATTTCATAGTCTTTCCCTTTCATCAGTTTTGCGACAGAAACTCAACCGTGATGTTGAGATACCTCCGCTTGATGTTTTTATCGCTTTCGTCCGCGATGTTCTGGCACCACGGGGAGCCGCGCTTGATCCACATAGCTCCGCCGTCGTAGGCGACCATACAGCCGCCCATGCCGATGGCGTCGCTGATTTCCTGCGCCTTTGCGTTGGGTATCGCTTCGCTCTCGGTGTAATACCAGAGGTTGACCGTCAGCGCGATTTCGCCGCTCTCCCATGATCCGGTGATAAGCTCATAGGTCAGCCACGGGAACACCGCATCTTCCGGCACGTTGGAGGTCGGATACGCTGGGAGGAATTGAGAAAACCACGCATGGAGCGCCTTGTCCTTTGTCATTTCGGCAGCTCCTTTCGCTCCGCTGTGAAGAATTTTAATGCCTTAATGATTGCACCCGCAGACCTCGGCGCTGCCTTTTCCTCCGGGTTTGAGGTCACGCGGTAGGTGTTGCCGGTGGACATGTCACGGAAATAATCGTTGTACTCGATGGGAACGGTCTTGTTGACCAGTGCGGAATACACCGAGGTCACGCCATCTTTTTCGGCTCTGCGGGCCTCCATCGAGGTGTCGAGCGCCTGATAGTTGAGAAATTCTGCGCCCTCGGCCCACGCAACGATGTAGCCGCCTGCGCCGTCCGGCGTTCGCGTCTTTTCCATCAGCACGCACTTGCTTGCGAAATCGTCCAGTAAACTCACGGTTCCACCCCCTTGAGCTTCCGCCAGTCGTTTAACCGGCCTCTGAAAGCGTCCTGCCAGCCGTTTAACGTGCCGCTGTCGTTTCCTGCGCTGCGTTTGGTGTAGGAGTAGCCCCCGAAGCTCTCGCTTTGATACGGGCTTGCAACGGCCTCTCCGTTCTTCTCCTGCCACGCGGCGATATCTTCGGCAAGCGCAACCACAGCCTTTGGCACCGCCAGCGCCCACACCGTCCCGGTAAATGTCTCGTCCGTCAGATCGGTCGCCGGGTATTGATGCAGCCCGTCGTTAAACACGGAGCCGACGATGCGGAAATATTGATTGGTCAGGAGAAAGGGCAGCGCAATGCTGCCATTCTCCACGGTGAACGTGCCCTCGTGAATCTCCACAAGGAACCAGTTGTTCAAGTGCCGTAAGACCTGTTCAAGCATTACGCCGCCCTCCTATTTAGCCCGCGCCGGCCACCGAAACGGTAGCCACGGCAATGCCGTCCAGATACTCAGCCCACAGTTTCATGCCCATGATGGCGTACATATCGCCCGTGGCGCGGCTGTAATCGCCCTCGACATGAACGCCGATCAGGTTGGTTTCGCCCTTCACGGTGTAGTTCAGGCCCAGCTTGGCAAAGTTGCTGTCGCTCGGGTCCACATAGTAAAGATCGATGTTCTCCACGGGCAGAGCGATCACCTTCTTGGAGGCGATGTACTTCTCGGGCAGCAGGAACAGCGTGCGGTAGCCCAGGAAGTTCTCCACATAGTTCAGGCCGAACATGGTCTGCACGGTGATCTCCTTGTCGCCCAGGTAATCGTAAGCGTCGAGGATGTTGGCAAAGCCAACCACCTCGGTCACGTCCTTGTCGAGACCGGCAAACTTGTCCAGCACCTTGCCCTTTGCCATCGCAAGAGCTCGCTGCCACGTCTTCTCGGTCACCTTGAGCGTGCCGGTGCCGAGGAAGGTGTAAAAGTCGGTCAGAACCTTGTTCTGAAGCGCCACGAGGAACGCCTCGTCGGTCTTCTCCACGGCAACATCAGCGCCGTACTTCGCCACGCTCTCGATCGTCACGCTCTTGGCGTACTTGTCAATGTCGATATCGCCGTAGGCAACAGGCTCCACCTTCATCTTGGTAAAGGGGATCTCGTCGCCCTCGGCCACAGTGCCGCCCTTGAGACCTCCGTCCACGCTGGCCTTGTAGGAAACCAGCTTTGTGCCGGGGGCCTTGCGGATGGGACGCATGATGCCCATGATGTTGCGCAGCGCGTCCCAGTTGTCCGTGAATCGGGTAGCAAAATCTTCCTCACGAGCGGAAGTGCTATACTGTGCAGAAGTTGTTACGTTAGGTTTCGCAGCCATAAATAGCTCCTTTCAAAAAATCAGTTGTTTTCGCTTGCCATCAGATCGGCAAGCGCTTTCTGGCGCTCCGCCGTAGACATCACATAGCGACCCTTATCGTCCTTCTTATAGATGTCCTCGCGGGTCTTTGCGCCGCCAGTGTTCGCCGGAGGATTGGCGGGATTCGCGCCGTGCGTCTGCGTGGTGGAGACAAGCCCCTTGTAGGCGCCGTCTACGAGCGCATCAAGGCTCTTGGTGTCCTTGATCTGCTCGCCGTCCAGTTCCAATGCGGACATTTCTTCGCCGCAGCCACGCATGGCAAGGTCCAAGTTCGCGCCGGTGATGTTTTTGCTCTCAAAGTAAGCGCGCACGGCTTTTTCCTTCGCCGCCTTGCTTTCCTTTGCCGTGACGTCGGATTTGTAAGTTTCAAAGGCCGAGTGTTCCTTCTCGTACTTTTCCTTATAACCGCCATCGCCTGCTGCCTTGAGGTCGTCCAATTCCTTCTGGACGCTGGGCAGTTTCTCCGCGTCCGCCTTGTACTTCGTGAGATCGTCCTTGAGGGGGTCAACCACGCCCAGATGCAGCGCAACCAAGCGATTTTCGATCTCTTCGGTGCAAGCCTCGCCGAGAATATTTCTGATTTCTGCTCTCGTAAATTTCGCCATGTTATTCGTTCTCCTTTTCCTTGGCCCCAATTCTTCGGGGGCGAACGTTGTATAAAAACCGCCGTACCTCGCGGGTTTTACCAAAAGAAAAGAGCCAACCACCGAGAATTTCTCAGTAGTTGGCTCATCGTGCCTTTCCGCGCGCTCAATTGCGCTGCGGTCATATTTATTTTTTGATTTCTTCCATCTTGACGATCTGCGCCTTGATGCTCCCGTCCTTCATCTGCTTGAGCTGCACCCTTGCGCCGGTCGCAAGCACGGTCTCCACCGCCTTGATAAAGTCCTTATCCATTTTTCAGCTCGCTTTCCAGAATGTCCCGATACTGTCTTACATGGTCAGCCGCAGCGGGTTTCAGAAACGGCTGCGGTTTATTGCCGTGGGTCATGTGCCAGTTGCCCTTCGCGTCCTGATATACCCATGGTGTAGGCCGTCCACCGCCGCCCTCGGCGTAAATTCCGGTACCTAATTCCACATACGCGCCGTACTCGGAATCCGTGCCGATGATTGCCGCCGGTTCCTGCTCGTCTACCACATGGGTGATGCTGTTGCGCAGATTGCCGGTGTCAACAGGGCAAAGCTTTTTCGCATATCCCTCTGCCACCAGGCCAATCTTTTCCAGCCCCCGCAGAAGCGCCGCATGGATGGCGCCAGAAACCTCTTTGCTGTTGTCGGTGATTTCAACGTTCATCATAAAATCCCTCTTGACTTTTTTTCGGGAATTGCATATACTGACAGTGAGGAAACTCATGTTTCCGTTTTTTCGAGCCGAACCTCTTCCCGTTACTGGAGGGGGGGCGGCTCATTTTTTATACCTTCGTGCGAATAGGAGAGAACCGTTTTCTTCCAATGCAATCACATCAAAACCGAACCCAGTGCTAACCACGCTGCGAACTGCTCTATCATCTACAATGCGTATAAGCTCATCGGTATTGATGGATCCTGTGCACTGTAACACAACCCCTCCAGGAGTTTTTGCAATCTGCTTTGTGGCTTTTCGAATCGCCATATCTGCTGCTTTCGCTGTTGATATACTTTTCAATTCCCACTGTTTACCGCGCCATAGGTAGTCCGGCGTTTTTATCCCCTGCGCATTCGCTTCTTTCAACAGCACGAACTTCCCGCCGAATTGATCTCTGAGTTGGTTTGCAACTTCGATTTCGGTCTTGTGCCCTTTTATGCGGTATCCGTTCTCGTATCGCACCTTACCCATGCGGGGCTTGGCGGAATCTATGTATTTCTTCGTAACATCCTTTGCAGATTTTTCGCTCCATATGTGATATGGGGATAACTGTTTGCCGCTGTATCCCTGCTTCGATGCTTCCCACTGCGCATATGTCATGTCAGATATAAGCCCGTCGCGTGTCCTACGCAGCCCGTCTGATGTATCTACCTCATCCACTGCCGCAATCAGCGTGCAGCGGCAGTTGTAGATTTCCCACGGCGGGCCTTGCGGGTCCCCGGGGAAACGGCAGCCGTTGGAAAACTTCTTGTCCTGGGCTACCCGCTCGCCGTCAAGCATGGCATGAGAGTGGCGTGTACGCGCGTCCAGCGTAGCCAGCCAACATTTTTTGAGCTTTATCCCCATCTTTCCCGCCGCCGCATAGCTGTCCATGCGTCCAGCGTTCTGCGCGCCGGTCACGGCGGTTCTGGCCGTGCGGATGGCGGAATCGCGGCTCATGGTGGTAATCCTCTTTTGCAGGTCATCCGCCATGTGCTTGATGCTCTTGCCCTGCAAGATGGAGCTTGTGACGCTTTTGGTAATTTGCTTTTTCCCATACTCGAGGTCAATGCCACGCTTTAATGCGCGTTTCGGCGGGTAGTATGGCATTAAGTCCGGCTGCTCTACCATAAGCCGCTTGACCGTCTGCTCGTCCCACAGGTCAAAGCCGACGTTGCCCGCGGCCTTCTCGATGGTATAGGCCGAATAGTTGCGGTTAAGGGAGTAGATACCGGGCGTTGCATCGTTGGTGTAGGATACCGCCACAGCGTTTGCATCGGTCACGCGGTGTGCCACCTTGTCACGCATGGCTTGATAGCGTTCCCCTCGCCCGATCTGATTCAGACGCCATTGCTTATAGTCGCCCTCCGTCCATTCCTTACCGTTCTGAACGGTGCCGATCAGCGCTTTCATTTCCTCGTCGCGCTTGGCAAACTGCTCAAAATATGCGTCGATGGTAGCTTGCAGTTCTTCCCCCGCCTCGCGGTATAGCTTTGCGATGCGCCGTTCCAGCTTTGCAATCTCCTTGTCTGTCAGTTTGTGCCCGAGGTCACTGGTCGCCATCGTCAATCACCGGATCCGTCAAGTCAATCTCTTCTGCCGCCTTCCGCTTTGCCATGTCTTCGTACTGGTCAATGTCACCGTTGATCGTCAGCAGCTTCTTTGTGATGTACTCGTCATCGTAATACGCCGCGCCCAGCAGAATATTTTGTGTTTCCTCGCTCTTGTTGATGATTTGATTGCGCGTGTAGCTCGGCTGATCCTCAATGCCTGCCAAACGCAGAATTTCCACGATAAACCGCGTGACCTCGGATTCAAACTTGTCCGTTTTCAAATCCAGCGGCGCATAGCTGGCCTTGATTGCCGTCGCCGTCTGGTTGCCCGCGGATACCGCCGCAGCGTCAAAGCACTGAAAATCCTCGTACAGTTTCTTCTTGAGCATATCAATGGTGCTGCTGGTGCCCTCATAGGGCGCCTCGATGGTCTTGCTCTCCACCTTCGCGCCATCGTCGCCGTTGGCGTGAGCAACATGGGTGGTTTTCAAGCGCTCCACAAATTTCGCATCGTCGAGATCGTCCATGCCGTTGCAGTTAGACAGTACCCAATAGATCAGATTCCCCTCGTCCACATTGTTTACCATGTTCGAGGACGCAAGATCGAGCGCGTCGATGGTGTTGCGCTTGCCGACGATCTCGGATAGGCACCGCTTATTGTTCTTCAGCGGAACGATGGGAAAACTTGGATAGTTCCCGCCGTCATAGATTTCGGTTTCGCCGACCTCCGCCTTGCGCTCAATCAGCTTATAACTGCGCTTCGGTTGCATGACGTCCATATTCTTGTTCTTTGGCTGAAAATATTCGGTAAAGCCGTCCAGCTCGTACAGCGTCGCTCTCAACGGCTTATCCTGTGCCACCTGCCAAAAGCGGATACCGGCTTTTAATGCGCCGTCCTCTTCATCGTAAAGCGGTACAAACTCAAGCAGGGAGAACACCCGCAAATGCGTCAAATCCCAAAAGCCAAAAGACACACCCGCGATTTTCGCTTCACGCGCCGCATCCATGACTTCCTGGTCGAAGTCTGGGCATAGCTTGTTCGGGGTTTCTTTCTCCGCAAAGGTCACGCCGTTTCCCAGCAGATACGAGACCTCCTGATCCACCGCCAGACCGAAGAAGCGGCTGGCCAGCTTATGGTTTGCCGTCCACATATCCGTGTGGCTGCGCCCCTGCATATCATAGATGATCTTTTCATAGCGGTTAATGGTCGGATTCAATCCGTCATAGTACGCCTCTGCATCCACCGCCGTTTTATACGCCGTGCTCTCGCGGTGCTCATTGATCGCGCTGCGGATAAACTCAATGCGCGCCTGCTCGTTTTCACCGACCGCCACAAGGTCGTTATATGTTTTGATAGCCGCTCACCGTCCTATCTGTTCCAAAGTGGTGTATACTCGCGCCGATACGCCTTGTTCTTCAGGACCGTATAAGCGAAATACCGCGTTTCGTCCATCGCGTGATCGTTTTCTTTGATTGGCCTGTCATCAGCAGCTTTTTCGTCCCACCGATACAGTCCAAACTCCCGAATGCAGTCTTTGCAGCCGCGACGCACCTTGAGAATGCCGTCCTGCAAAAACCGCGCCGTAGTCATAATGCCGTTTGTCACATCGTTGTTTGCTTTGCGAACCATGTAGCCGCGCCGCCGCAAAACCTCGATAAACGAGGCGGCAGACGGGTCGACGATAATACTTTTGACATCCGCCTCGCCGATGAGCTTTTTAATTTCGTCGGCGTATTCCTCGTCCGTCTTGTTCTTCTGGTTCTCGCGCCCGGAATAGTAATACTCGCGGATGCGCGTTGCCGTCTTGCCGTCCCAGCACCACAGCCCTGCGGAAAACGGATTAAGCGTGCCGTAATCGCAGGAAACATAGTATTCTCCCTTTTCCGGAAGCTCGTCCACAATGCAACTCTCGTCAAACATGGGATAGATGAGCCCCTCGGCAACCACCCACAAGCCGCGAATGTATCGGTCGTAGAACACGCCGGAAAACATTGCTTGATAGCGTTCCAGCGTCTTTTGCGATAACCCGGGGTTGTCCGTCATTTCAAAATGCAGATACAGCGCGTTCCGCTCCTTGTTCTGCTGTATCCACTCTGTATAAAACCAATGCTGCGGGCTTCCCGGGTTGCAGGAAAACCACAGCTTTGCGCCATCTACTGAACAGCGGGTCAATGCCTGTTCCACGAACGAGCGCGGCATCAGCACCACTTCGTCCAGCAGCACACCCGCCAGCGTGCGGCCTTGTATCAGCGTATAGCTTGCCTCATCCTTGCCGCCGAACACTTCAAAGTAATTCGTCACGGCTCCGCGCCGCACTTCCATGACCTTGTCGCCGCGCCGCCAACGAATGATATAGCGCTCTTTCGCAAGGCTCATCGCCGTAAACGGCACGATAATGTTCTTTGTGCAACTGTCCACCGTGCGGCCACACACGCCAAAACGCTGACCGCTGAAATTCTCCATCGCCCAGCGGACAAACGCCCACATCATGATGGAGGTTTTGCCGGAACGCACAGCGCCATCACAGATCAGCGCGTCATACTTGGAATAGGGAAAGGCGAGGATTTTTGCTTGCTTTTGGCTAATCATCGCTCTCCAACCCTTCCGCCATTTCACGCAGGCTCACGCTCAAAGCATCCTCCTGTGCGTTATCAGTCGGCAAACCCAGCTCAACAATATCGCGCTGCCCAAGGTACTGTTTCCCCAGCCAAATAGCCATGCTTGCGTTCTTTGCCGCAAGCTGCCACTGGCTCCGACGCAGTGAAATTTTCCCAGCTCCGCGCTTTTGCTTAAATACCTCGGAAAAACTGGCATGATAGGTGCGTTTACACCAACTATCCAATGTTTTATCGGTCACATCAAACCAGCCGCAGATTTCCTCAAGCGTGCATTGCAGGCCGCAGAGGTTTTCGAACTGCTTCTGGTCTATTTCCTTTCTTGGTCTTGCCATACGCGCCCTCCTTTCTGCGTTGGCGTTTAATAAACTTCTCCATGTCCCGCTTCAAATACGGGCTGCTGGTTTTGGCTATAATCTCCCGCGCTTCTTCAATCGTCATTCAGCAGCACCGCTTTCTTCCCCGTAAACTTCTCCCAACGGTCAACAATAACATCGGCATACTTTGGGTCAAACTCCATGCAGTACGCGTGTCTTCCGTTCTGCTCCGCTGCCATGATCGTTGTGCCGGAGCCAGCGAACAGGTCAAGTACATTCTCACCCGGCTTACTGGAGCACTGCATCTGGTAATCAAACAACTTAATCGGCTTCATGGTCGGATGCTCCGCAGATTTGACAGGCTTATCAAAATTCAGCACCGTTGTCTGTCTACGGTTTTTGAAAAAGTAGTGCTTCTTACCTTTCGTCCATCCGTAAAGGCAAGGCTCATGCGCATCCTCTTCAATCTCGCTCTCACCGTACAGGCAAGGTTCATGTTTCCACTGGAAATCCTGTCTCCCCATTACGAGGGAATTCTTTACCCAAATCAGGCACTGCCGGACGCGAAGCATCGCGTCTTTACACGCACCGCGAAAGTTATACCCCTCGCTGTCTGCATGCCAGATGTAGAACGGAGCACCGGGCTTCATGACCATCGCCGCATTGGAAAATGCATCCGTTAGGAAACGCCTGAAGGCCGTATCCTCCATATTGTCGTTCCTAATCTTTCCGGCGGTGCCCTGATAGTCCACATTGTACGGAGGGTCTGTGAGCAGCAAATCCATTTGTGCCCCCCCCACGAGCTTCTGTACGTCTGCCAAAGACGTGCTGTCTCCGCACATAAGGCGATGGTCTCCAATCTGGTACACATCGCCCAGTTTGCTCTTCGGCTCTGCCGGTAAAACGGGATCGTAATTGTCCTCTACCACTGACGTGTCGAGTTCATCACGCAGACCCCAATCAAAGTCAAACGCCGACAAGTCAAGCCCCGGCAGCTCATCAGCCAGCAGGTCAAAGTCCCAATCGCTCTCGTTGCTCTTGTTATCTACCAGCCGAAGGGCGTTTACTTGCTCCGGTGTCAGATCGTCCACGCAGACACAGGGCACTTCTTCCATGCCCAGTTTCTTCGCCGCCAGAGCGCGGCAATGCCCGATTACGATCACGCCGTCACGATCAATCACAATCGGCTGTACAAATCCGTACTGCTTGATGCTCTCCGCAACGTTGTTGATTTGCCGCTTATCATGCTTTTTGCGTTTGCGGAATACGGCACAATATCCGCAAGCCGCCGCTTTGTGATTTCCATGCCATCCTCCTGTTTTGCTACCAGCCCCCGCCCCTTGGCCTTACATAGCAGACTTTACCCGCCCCGAAGGGCTGCAACGCCGCCCACATTGGGCGTTAGTCTTTTCACAGGTCCCGGCATTGCGCTCCGTTTGAATTGCTTACACAGCGGCCTAATCATACGATTGCCGCTACCACGCCACATCCATTAAACGCCTCGGCACTCGCGCAGAGTGCAGCAATGCCGGTATCCCACGGAACTTTTCAGCCCTGCGCCGGTATGTCGGTCGCATCCGTTTCTTCATTCATAAGCCGGAGCCAGCCAAATAATTATTCGACCTGCCGCTTTCATACATCGCACAGGCAAGCCCCTTGTAGCGGTCTTACCCTTCCGTGGTGCCGCAATGCGGTAGCATACATCTGGTGCAGACGGCAGGACTTGAACCTGCGACATTTTCATTATGTGCGAAACGCTCTTGCCTACTGAGCTACGTCTGCATATCGCGGGGGCGGTGTGAAAAAAAGAAAAGCACCGCGCCCCGCTATGGCGCAGGAGGTAAACGCCATAAATAAGAGAACCGCAAAGGCTTTTACACCTCTGCGGTTCAATTCTCCCATAATTGCAATATCCTGACTCACTTATAAGTGAGTTTTGCAAAATATTTTTATAAACTTTTTGGGTAGTCCGACCGCCCGAGCAGATAATCAATAGACACGCCGAAATAATCAGCGATGCTTATCAGCGCATCCATCGACGGTTTCTGCGTCCCCATCTCGTAGCGTTTGATTGTGTTACGGTTCAGCCCGCACAGCTCAGATAACACGCAGCGCTTTAACTGGTGGCGCTCGCGCAGTCTGCGCAGCCGATCAGGAAACGTGCTCATCGCATCACCTCAATCATCTCCCGCGCTGTCGATCAGCCTGTCAAGATAGAATCTCGCCTTTCGCAAATCTTCCTTACCGTTTTTCAGCGGCCAGCGCCACATGTACTTGAGCACCTGTCCCGTCAGCCATGCTTGCATCGGGTCTTTCTGGCACGTCAATGCGGCCGCGATGGCGTCGATGCACTCGACCCCTCCCGCCGTGTAATGCGCGGGGTGATTTACATTGTCATGCTCGATGCACGGACTATTGACAGGTGCGCCCCCTCTCGGCGGTGTACTCCATTTAAATGGATCGTTACTCATGGCGCGCCACCTTCCTGTTCACCCACGCCCACAGATTCCGCCACGGATGGGCTTCTGAGTAATTGGCGCGCTCTCGTGCATTCAAAAGGTCGTCATGCAGATCCTGCGCGCTTCCCTGCCATTCGAAAAGTTCTTTCGTTTGCTGGTCTTTTTCTACCGTCATGGTAGCAATGCACGCATTCGCTCGCCCAAGCGCCGCCTCAGTGTCGGCAAGTTTGTTCCGCAGCACATCCGTGTCCGCTTTCAGGTTCGCAATCTCGTTTGCCTTGTTGATTGCCTCGCCGTTCATCTGGTCGATCTGCTCGGTCAGGACGACGTTTTTTCGCCGCATCTCCGCCTTTAGGTTCGCATACTCGGCAATTAGATCATTTTTCTCGTCGATGCAGTTTTTCATCTCGGCGATTTCCGCTTCAAGCGCCGCAGTCTTCTCCTGCGCGTCCTCCACCATCTTTGCCATCTGGTCTTTGGTGTACTTCTTTACGTTCATTTGCGTTCTCCCTTCATTCCGATTTGTTCGTATTTTCTGTCGCTCACAATCTTCACGACCTTGCAGTCGCCGTATCGCTCGATGTCCATGGCGATTCGCTCTTTGATACCCTGAGCGTCAGCGGCGGGGACGTTGGCTTTAATCGTGATCGTCAGCATGCAATTTCTCCTTGCCGTCCATCTTTGCGCTCTCTATCTCAAGCGCACGTTCACGTAGGTCTCCGAATCCGTACTCATCCTGCCAGCCCAGTTCCGCAGAGGCTTTTTGACAGCTCTCGCACAGATAGCACGTCCACGGTGTCCCATCAAAAACGCAACTGCGCTCCATCATAGTCCCTCGTTCAAATTTGCGCCCGCAACCGAAGCACACATGAGCCGCCCGCGTTTTAACAACTTTTCGCCCAACAACGTCCATTCGTTACCCCTCCTTCGGTTTACCGTAGCTGCAAAAATCGTCTGGATGTTCACGGTCGAGATGGACTTCACACCATCCCGTTCTCGGTTTGTTGTATGACCGGCAATTCATGCACCGCGTCACGACCACGGCATCTACGGACGGAAGAACATACTTGATTATGTGATGTGCTTCTGTAAATCCCTCGGCAAGACTATCAAGCTGAGTTTCACCGTTGTGTATCAATTCTTTCGTTTCCTCGTATTCTTTGCCAAACAGTCTCAATGCTTCATCAGCGTCAATCAGCCTCATCGCTGTCACCTCCGTCCATTTTCGCGCCGCAGTTGGGGAAGTAAGGCTTCTCTTGATTTTGAGCTATGCCCCCAACCCCGTTATGTTTTCCGCAATGTGAGCAATAGCATCTACGGCGCTTATACGGGCCGTCAAATCGGACTACCCACCGCGCATGCACCACCGGCGCAACGTCAGCGGCAGGGATACTATTGATTTCCTGCGTGCAGATTTCTGGATTTTCATACCGACGTGTGATTAGATCAATCACAGCTTCCCGCTCAATGTATTCAGCCATTATCAACTCTCCTATTCCACTTTTTGACGATAAATTTGGGTTCGCTATATACGCCACTTTCAAAATTACACTCTGGACAGTATATATAGCACTCTTCTGGGCTGTTGCCATCTACTGTTTCAAGTATTGCTTCTCCACCGCAGAATGGACAAGGTTTTAGATCAAACATCTTCCATCGCCTCCACATAGCACCAGCTCCGGGGTGGGCGCTTGATATACAAGCTCTCGTTTCCACAAGTGCCGTTGTTTTCCCAGTACATGGCGCAGCTCTCACAATACCAACTGTTTGGGCACGCCCGCCGAAACTCCGTCAGCTCCCGCGAATGGTCATAGATCAGCAGGGCGGAGATATGCCAGCCGTAGCCGATGCCCTTGAGATATTGCACAATCTCTTCTCGCGTCAAGCAGGCTTGCCGCTCCACGTCGTCCGGCGCATGATTGAGCGGAGCAAGCTCATAAATCCGGTCGCAGGTAAACTCCCCAACGACCTTCCCGCCGCCATAAAACTGCGGCTTCGGGTAATCCGTTCTGATAAAGTCCTCGTGCTCGCGTTTGGGCAGCGTGCAGTAGATATAGCACTTGAACGGTGTTTCCAGTTTCGGCTTAGTTTTTCTGACTTCAATGGTCTTCTCGCCGTTGGCGATCTTCTCCACCCACTTCGGGCGGATGCTCAGCATAACAGCCTTACTCATCCTTCATCGCCTCCAATGCTTCCTCCGCTTCCTCGCGGGTTAGGAAATATGACTTGCCAATGTATGTCAAATGCACTAGTGCGAAGGGCATTTCGTAGATTTTCCATCTACCCTCGTCGTCAATGATAATCTTATCGTTCTCGAAATGGCTTGTCCTCACTTTGCTTGTGTGGTAAATCGTATCGCCCACCTTGCACGGCAGCACCACCAGCCGCCCGTCAGCCTGCGCCCTTATCAATGGGTCAACTACCTTGTGGTACTCATCCAATGTGTGCCGCATTGCCGTGATTTCCTCCGGCTCAAGCCACGTGTCCTCGTAGGCAGCAAGGCGATCCTTGAGGCGATTGCGGCAGTACAGCGCGGTGCAGTCAACCATCGGCTTACCATGCTTACCCGTCCAATCCGCTTTGCACTTCTGGCAGTCCATCATTACCTGCCCATCGGTATCGCGGTATGTCAGTCGCTCCATCATTCCACCTCCTGCATCCAGTATTCTTTGCGGCAGTCGGTGCACCTGCGGTTAGGGTTTGCGCAATACCCGTGGTCATCTCTGTAAGCGGCAGAAACTCCAACCGGGCATATCGAGATGACGCCGTCTTTAGTCAGCTCCGCTTCGGGGAAATGCTCCAAAAACACGCTCTGCCGCGTCTTGCGCGGATGCGTAGCAGCCCATTCATTCACTATTTCAACCTGCTTATCTTCTTCCCATTCGAAGGCTGATCCAGTTTCAAGTTTGCACGAACCACGCCAGGCAGGGCAGCCGTCGGAACACCTATTAAACGATTTGCACATTCTCTTGCGTTCTCTCAAAAATTCTAACGCGTCCATTTATACCTCCATCCTATCGATCACTTTCCGGATCACATCGCCTCCGTAAGCATTTTTCGTCAGCTCCAAAAACTCCGTCAGCGTCATCACGCCGTGCTCGAGGTCAACGCCGTGGTTGCGGGCAAATTGTTTTCGCCCCATGTCGCATGAGCCGGTCAGACGGTGGTGCCAGTCGTAAAAATACTGCGTCGGATATGCTTTTTCGCGGTCCGTTTCACGCAGAAACGTGTCAATTCGTTCGGCTTCCGGCATATCCTCGAAAAGCTTGTCTCGCAGCGCCTCCATCGCCTCGCGCAGCGTTTCGCCGTGTGCAAAAACATTGTCCTGCTTGACGATGTAGCACGGCGTGATCGTCAAATCGGCGTTCACGATTGCCCCTTGCGCAATGTTGCCGCGCACGGAACGAATCAGCGTATTTACGCCGTCAATTTGATAGACTGTTTCCCGGTTGAAGCTCTTAACGGCGAAACGCTGCGCGAGGCGATAGCCGGAGCCGTAGCCGGAGCCGTAGCCGTCGCCGGAGCCGGAGCCGTAGTTCACTGACAGGAATGCCTTGACCTTATCATCAAGCGTCATCTCTTCCACTCCTTTACGCCTCGAAGCGACACCGATGCGTCATCCGTGCACGGGATGATCTGGATCGCGCCCAGCACGGTCATTTCCGGAATCGTCACGGTGAAACGGCAGTTGCCCGGTGCTTTTGTGCCGTCCTGCGCCAACTGCTCCACGGCACAGGCACCGTCCCAGCTCCACAGCTTGCGAACCTCAGTCATGGTGACCTCGGAGCCGTTGCGCTCCTTGATCTTGCCAAAGAATACGCCTGCGCGGTCGCAGCGAACGATGTAGTCCTGATTGTTGTTCATAGTGAAATTCCTCCTGATTTTTGTTAAAATTTAAAGCTCTCTCTGAGCTTCTTCCCGTTGAAATCTGCCTCCGCCGTAAAGTAGCGGTGCGCCTCGTTGATGTAGACGACGCGCCCGTGCGCAGTCGTCTCTTTCGTGGTCACGCTCATAATGCCGTTGCTGCCCTCAAATGCGGCAGGCTTCCAGCTAAATGGTTCTCCGATGTACATGCGTCCTCCAATTTCATAAAGCAGCCCCAAAAGGTCTGTGATTTTTTGCCGCTATGATGCCCGAAAAGGGGGCGTTCTCCGATTGCCGCCCAAACATCTGCGGCGGGGATTTGCGTTTCTGCCCACTTAAAAATCAGCACGCCGTCCGGTTTTAATACGCGCATACACTCGCGGAATCCGTCATGCAGCATTTCGCGCCAATTCTCGCCGAGCTTCCCGTACTTCTTCCGCATCCACGCATTTTCGCCGACGCGCCGAAGGTGTGGCGGGTCGAATACGACCAGAGCGAAAGAATTATCAGGGAACGGTAAATCCGTGAAATCGCATAGCACGTCGGGATGCACGATGCAGGTTCGCTCTGAATCTCTGTTGGTACTCTTCCAGACCCCTGTGCATTCCTCGTCCCGAACGTCGCAGTAGATTGCAGCAGGATGGTCCTTGTTGAACCAAATCGTTCTGCTCCCGCAGGTCACGTCAAGAATTTTCTTTGTCATCACGCTTCCTCCCTAATGTCTCCGCCCCATTGCTCCGCCATAGCTTTGGCGATGCCGGGGAAGGTTTTGCTTCTTGCTTTTGCTGTACGCGGGTCATTCCATCGCATAATCTTACCAGTCTCGTCTTTTGCATAGTTTGCGCTTGCCCCCACACTGTATCCGCCTGGCAAAATATCTCCTGCATCTACAATGTTTGTCGGTCGCAAAGCGGGCAAGCCTTTTAGCCATAGGCAAGTCTTTTTTCTTGCGTGGTGCCCGAATTCATACGGCTGGATAATACAATCAGGCTTACGATAGTGTGTAGACATATATCCGACCGGATTTTCTACCGCGATTTTACAAACGTTGGCATTTACAAAGGCCAAGAAAAACGCCGCAGATTCTTCCCGCAACTGCAACCGTCTGACTGCCTTTTCACCATATCTTTCCGTGTTAAACCAGCGATTCCCGGTAACAGTTAGGTATGTACACGGCGGGTGCGCGATCAGTAAGTCCCATTTGCCGGCGTCATGCGTCTGCCCGTCCATTGTGGTCACTTGCCCCCCCTCGATGGCCTTAAGCGCATCGCCCAGAATATGCCACTCTGGGCGTCCGCCGGACGGCTCCTGAATGTCACAGGAATATGCCTCATGCCCCAATGCCCGGAATGCCTTACACACTTCCTGCGATTCCTCACAGGCAACTAGAACCGTCATCTTCTCCCCTCGCATTCCCCGAACATCTGGCGGAAGGTCATGCCGGTGATTTCTTCCAGCCGCAGAAGGTTCTGGACCGTCGGATCGATATCGCCCTTGACATATCGGCTGATGACCGATGCACTGATGCCCGTCACCGCGCCGAGCGTTGTCTGGTTATAGTCGGTCTTTTCGAGTGCCGCTTTGAGCGCCGGATACACGCAGCGCTCCCACGGGGTCTTGCTCATGACGAATCGGCTCATGTCATTCACCTCCTAACAGTTCTCCGATGGACACGTCCAGCGCTTCGGCAAGATAGAGATACGTCGTAACTATACCGTACCGTTCTCCGCGCTCGATGGATGAAATCGTGCTGTCCGCGACGCCTGACTTCTCCGCAAGTTCTGTTTGGTTCATTCCGCGCATCAGCCGCAGGGCCTTCACCCTCTCGCCGATGCGTTCCTCGGTCGGGATGCCGGTTTTCCCCTTGCCATCCTCCCGCAAAAAGTCGAGCAGGTTGATGCCGACGGCGCGGCAGATCCGCTCGCACAGCGGGATAGTCGGCATGATGCGCGCCATCTCGTAGTTGCACAGCTGCCCTTGCTCAATGCCGCACATGGCGGCAAAACTCGCTTGGCTCATGCCAGCGGCAGTTCTCAGCCCACGGATTCGCTCCGCAGTGTCTTTTACATTCATCTTTTTCGCTCCCTCATTTCAGTCGTTGATAGTGCCGCGTTTTGAAATGGCGCGCGCTCAAGTAATCGTCTTCCTCCTGCGTCTGGCGTGCTTCTTCTTGCTTCGTCGTGTTGTGCTTGGCAATGTCCGCCTGATAGTGCGGGCACTCGCTATGGCAGCCGGGATGCCGCATCGGCGGCTTGCAAGATTGGCAATGCTCAAAGCTCATGGTCGACCTCCACGCTGCTGATTGTCACCGCCGTAAACGGTTCGCCCGCCGTGTAGATTTTCCGCCCATAAACGCTAAACACGGCAGAATCGTCCTTGTAAGCGTAACCATTAAGCGCGTCCAAAACTGCCTTGATGATGTTGTCAATGTCTCCGCGCTTGAGATACGGGGCCAAATGCAATTCCCCTCTTTTGCTTTTTGGCGTTCCCGATGGGATGGGGAAATAGGCATTGACCATGATATCCAGCGCTTCGCCATCTGCAAATGGTTTTTCGCCCCTTTCGAGCCACGCCGCGCGAATCGCAGATTCGAAAATCTGCGTGCTCTTCGGCGTATATGTCCCATGCCGCGTAACGCGTGGTCTTCCCTTCGGCACGGGTCTTCCATCCACGGTAAATGAAACAACTCGCTCCATCCGTCACCCTCCCATTTCGGCAGCCGCCGCTTCCCACGTCAGCCCATGTTCTCTCGCATAACGCGATACGCTCGGCATGAATGCCTCCTGTTCGGCTATCCGCTCGATGTATGGCTTCATCCACGCCACCGAGACGTGCGGGGAAGCTGTGCCCCTGATTTTTGCAAGCACTTGGCCGACCTTCGGGGGGAATCCCCTCGTATCCTCGGCAATCAGCGCATTCACTGCGTCCATCGCTTCGGCGGGGTCTTCATTGCCCAGCATGTCCGACCAGAGGGAAACCAGCTCTTCGGCTTCTGCGCGGGTCATCTTGGCATAGGCCTGCGGATAAGCCTGCTTTAACCGCCCTAAAAGGCTAATTACGTCAGCTCTTTCCACGGTTCTTTTCCTCCTCCAACATCTCGGCGAATACATCGCCGTAGACAAACGGCTTATTCTGTGGCGCTTTTCCACCCTTGTCCTGCTCTCTGGCAAGCCAAGCGGTAATGAAACGCTTAACCCCTCCGCGTGTCTTTCGTTTGGTAGGGTTCGCATCACACCATCCCGCCATGTTTCTCAGCTGTTGCAGAACGTCAACGTTCGGATAGAGCTGCGACCATTTGGCCCTGTCATTCTCCGACACGTCGAAAAAAGTCCCGTCATTCAGCGGCAAAGAAATCACCGGCGGCGCGTCAGCCGCTTGCGGCTCAGCGCATAATATGTACTCTTCTTTACTCTTCTCTACTCTACTTTTCTCTACTTTACTTTGTCGTTCAATGTCAGCATTTTTCGAAAGAATGTTTACATTTTTCGCTTGAATGTCAACATTAGGCAAAATTCGGGCAACATCGACCAGAAGGATGTTGTAATCGACTTCGAGAGTTTTACGGCGGCCGACTGCCTCGAAGTACCTTTCCTGTATGCCTTTAGAGGTCAATACGTGGTACTTGTCATACTTCTCTTTGTCGAACATCCCTCGTCTGATAGAAGCCTCTATTATTTCGGAAACGACGCTCCCACCCAACCCGACCTTGCGGGCAAACAAAAGCGCAACCTCCTCTGTCCATTCAATGTAGTAACCCGCCTTGCCGTAAATCTCTTGCAGCAAGTGAACGACTACACCAAATCCTGTCAAGCCAAATTCTGCCTCTATCAGTTCAAACTTTGCATCCAATGCGACATCAAGCGGAAAGTAGTCGATCCCGCTCTTTGCCATGACTTACCTCAGAACGGAAGGTCGCTATCATCGTCCTCGACCTCGTCGAAGTCCTCCGCGTCCACGCTGACCGGCGCTTTCGCCGCCTGATGTCCGCCGTTGTCGCTGCGGCTGTCGCCAAAGTACAGGTTGTCAGCAATGACCTCCGCATTGCGGCGCTTGTTGCCGTCCTTGTCCGTCCAGTCGCGGATCTGAAGCTTGCCCTCTACAACGGCCATACGGCCCTTCGTGAAGTACTTCGCCGCGAACTCCGCCGTGGATCGCCACGCGACGCAATCAATGAAGTCTGTCTCCTTCGTGCCATCCGCGTTCTTAAAATCGCGGTCAACGGCCAGCGTGAAGCTGGTAACCGCCGCGCCGCTGTTTGTGCGACGAAGCTCCGGGTTCTTGGTCAACCGGCCCATAATGAAAATCTTGTTCAGCATTTTTTCTCCTCCAGTCTATATTCGGCGAAACTCACGTTCTCGCCGTATCGGTTCTTATTCGTCACCGTCCGCTTGCTGATGGCATGTCCTGCGTGGCGTAAGTCCCAAATCCTCGCACCAAGCCGGTAGCAGCCAAACTCGCGGGCGGCATCCAGTTGTGTAATGGGGCCTACCGTTTCCATGTATTCCAGGATTCTTTCACACTGTGTCATAAGCCCTCCTATAAGTACGATTTCCCGAACTCTCGCCGGAAATCATCTTCTGTCCAGCCCTGTTCCTGCATGGCTTTAAGCTGCCCATAGCGTCGCAGGCGGCGCATCTGGTCTCCGTTGCGGTGTACAGCTCCCCTTCCGTTCCGGTGGCACCTGTTGCCGCAGAGATAGACCACGAGTCCGTATTTCTCGCTCTTCTTGCGGCACGCGGAACCAAATATGTGATGGTGCTCCAATGGGTCTGACGGATCATTCCTGCCGCAAAGAAAGCATCTTTTTTCTTCCATCACAATCTCCCCTCCGTTCCGTCCGAAACGTATTCCGGGCAATAGTGGATGGCATAAGACAGCAACTCTCCGCGACGTGTATAGCCTTGATATTTGGTGGTCGGCGTAGCGTCCCACCCATCGACGGGAAGGTGTTCTTTCCGCGACCAGCTGCACCCGTCGACATAGTTCTTGCACGTCCAGCACGGTTGATCGTGTGTAGGTTCGTCGCCCTTGCGCCTGCTTCTGCCTTTTCGCTGGCATCCGCAGTGCGTGACGTATCGCAGCATCCGTGTTGTGGCAATGCGCGTTCCGCCGCACTTGCATTCGCACTTCCATGTCAGTTCCCCACTGGCGTTCCGCCCGGCAAAGGAAACGACCTTCAACATGCCGTGCCTTTCTCCCACATGGTTTGCTTTACGAGATGGAAGATTCTTTGCCCTTTCCCGTGTTGGCGTTGTCAGCGCATCATGCAGCGACCATCCGGCAGAAAGCCGTTTGCGCAGCGTGGTAATGCCCATGCCGTAGATGGTGGCCCACTCGGGCAAATACTTCTCTTCGCCCTTGTAGCGGTATTTTCGGCGCGTACTCATACGCTCACCTCGCCCCAACGGGACACCAGAGCATCAAGCTCTCTGGGCGTCATGGTCTCAATGCCGTTCTCCTTGCAGTCCACCACCACCAGCTCAATGAGTTGGGACATCTGAGCCGTGTCGTAATCGCTGGAAGATATGTACGACCGTACATTGTGATAGCCCTTGATGTTGCGGCACGGCCCCATGTCCTCGATCATCCTGCCGATGTGACCGCTGCACCAAATCTTTTCCCATGCGTCAATGCGATCCTCCCGCACCGGCACCACCTCATAGCCGCCGCCGATATCCGGGATATAGGCCCGGTAGATGCCCTCCGGCTCGATCTTCAGCTTGTCCGCCAGCCGGTTCACCAGCACCCAGAAATAGGCGTTGGCGTCCAGACTGCGGCCCTTGCGCTTCAACGTCAGGTTGTATTCCTTCCCGGCTTTCAGGCTGTCGCACACGTCCATAGCCGTCTTGTCGCTGCCTACCCGGAAGGCCAGCCACGACCCGTCACCGTCCCGCAGCCACCGGGCAGCGTCCACCGTCACCTGCTGCATGGCGCCTCCTCCTTTCGGGGCCACCGGCCTGTTTTCAGGCACGTTGCCAGATACCGCAGGCGGGGCAGGTACTTCTCCTCCACCCACGTCTCATCGTACTCCACGGGCCACAGGCTGATCCTGCCGGGGTCGACGGTCAAAAAGAAGTTCTGCTTCTCCGCCTCGCCGATCTGATAGGCCGCGATCCGGCACATCTTCCGCCGCCGCAGGCCCCACCCGCTGGCAAACATCTCCACCTGGCACTGCATCCAGTAGGCCCGGCTCACCTTGAAGGGGGCCTTGCTGTAGGTCTTGACCTCCGTAATGGTCTGGGCGTCGTCCCCGTCGTAGTTCACCCGCAGCCGCAGGTCGTATATCCGGATCTGCCGGTCGCGGGTCTTTACCCCCAGCGCGTCCAGGATCTTGTGCTCGTAGGCCGTCCCCGCCTGCATGGCGGCGTTGGTGTAGTGATCCTGCCGGATGCCAAGCTTCACCGCCCACCACTTCCGGAATGTCTCCGTCTCCCACGATCCCATGATGGTGGCCGTGTCCGATGCCCCGAACCACCCGCTCCTGTCCTGATCGTGGATCACAGCTTGTTCACCGCTCTCTCCAGGATGTCCAGCTTAGCGAAGTAGCCCATCAGCTGGTTCAGCTGCTTGTCGTTGATCCGCAGGGCGGCCAGCAGGTCTTTGTGATCCAGTCCCGCCTTTTCCTTGGCGGTAATGGCCCGCTCCAGCCGCTCCCGAATGGCCCAGATGCTGTGGCGGCTCAGATCATCCTCGCCGTCGTCCCCGTCGCCGCTCTCGGCCCACAGGTCAAAGCCCAGCCCCGTCCGCAGCGCCACGCCCTTCACAAAAGCGCGGGCCTGCGCATTGGAAATGCGCAGCTGGTTCAGCGTGTCCTCATAGACCACCAGCGCCCCGTTCAGCAGCGGCGTGTCCATGTTGAACACCAGCTCGTCAATATGGATATCTACGCTGACGAACCAGCATTGCGTCTTGTAGCCCTTCCGGGTGGTCACATCCGCCTGGGGCCACAGATAGGTTTTCGTCTCCGGGCAGATACGGGGCGTGAACCATACGTCCTTTGCGCCGTTCTCGTGCAGCAGCTTCACGCACTTGGCCCAGTTCAGATAGGGCACGTCCACCACGTTGCCGTTGTCGTCCTTGGCCTTCCGCGTCTCGCAGAAAGGCCGCACATCGATCTTGATCAGTTCTTCAAAGGGTAACAGTGCCATGTTCTTTGGCCTCCTCATAAATTTCTTTCAAATCCGCCCAGCTGTTGCCATCCATCACGTCATCCAACCAAGCTTCTTCCGTGGTGCCCAGCTCCCGGGCGCCCTTTTCAAACAGGTTGACGATGGCAATGGCGCGGCAGGCCGGGCACAGGAAACTCTTGTCATATCGGCTGCCGACGTGGCCCTCGTCCCACGACACATGGGCGCGGCAGATGTCGCACTCAAACACCTCGTCATAATGGGTGTCGCCGCAGCAGGGGCAGACATACGCCCCATCATTCTCGTTCCAGAAATCCCGGTCATAGATGGGCTTCTCGAACTCCCGCCCCGTCTCATTGCATCGGTACATCTTATCTCCTTCTTCCGTGGGCAAGCTTTGCGCGTCTTGCCCGGTCTGTTGCTTTCTTGATACCGGCGTATGCATCATCTGATTCGCGCTTGCACTTCTTGCGCACCTCATATCCGGCGTTGCGGGATTTCTCGTATTCCAGA